CATATACCGAAATACCGTGTCGATGCTGTGGTGTTCGAACACAAGAGCGCGCAATACTTAATAATATGAGTGTTTCAAGCTCAAACGTAAAAGCACAACCCATGCTCGAAAACCAAGGGTTTTCGAATCTTGATACAATGCCCTCCTCATCCTTAAAGATGCTTGTAGGACACCGCAATAACTCAAGATGAGAATATAACTTCATACAATTACGCTTTGCAGCGTCATTCTGCATAAAGGACTCTATCTCAAGAAATAAAAGCTTAACCAAAATTCTACTAACACTATTAGATGCGGACTGAATATCAATAGTCCCTGCAGATTTATCAACTGATAACCGTTGGACCACCTCACGGTGATACTCCTGACGAGTCTTAATCTCATTCCCAGAAAGTGAAAGAGACTTAGACAGCCAAGTACCTAAACCCTTCTGAAAGAAGGAATTAAGTGTCGGTTGTATATCAATAGATCTATTTACAGTTGCATCTTTCGGGACAAAGGATAACTGTGATTCATTGACTAGCATACGCGAATTTTCAAACGTATATGCCAATTTCTGACCACGATCCTTCATCCTTGGTGATTTACAACTACTGCTCTTTACAGAAACGGCAGTGTAGGATGCCTTTTTATTCGTCATCCCTTTACTAACAACATAAACGGAGGTCCTGCTAGTATTAGTATGTGGCTTTTTCCAAAGCCACTTTTCATACTCACCATTCCCATCACGAAATTCATTAATAATGTAATCAACAAGACACTGAGTGCCCGAAGGTTTACTATCAAGTTTTCGCCTAGCGCTTGTCAGACGCTTGACGTTTGTACTCGCACCCGGCCCAAATTTTGCCGGTAAGTCCCATAATGTACCAACATTCTCAAACTGAGAACCAAAATTGGTAGCAAGAATTTTGTACATATGATACGCAACTTGGCGTAATGCACTACTCAACTCACCAGAATTCTGGTCCCTAATTAGACGCATGTTAGTCTCGTTAGCATGACGGAAATCATCAAAAAAACGAGTGAAGGTATTGTGCTGTATATCCACACCTATATCTATAGAAGAGTTCTTTTCATACAAACCAAAAATCTGGCGTACTATTAGAAAATCATGTGTATTCCAGTCGAAACTGAGCTCTAACCTTTTCTCTGCCATTTCTGGTAAAGATAGATTAGATAGGACAATCCTTAGCCCTATACAAGATACAGAGGAGACAAGTTCATTCCTTAGAAAATGCAGGACAGGGTCCTGATCTAGAATAGATTCGTAAAACATAATATGACCTCATATAATGAGTGTACTAACACAGAAATAACTAGCACGTAACGACCACTCTTTGCTCTTAAACAAAGGCGAAATCGTAACATTTAAATTGTGCTAGGTGCAAAGTTGCGGAAGATCGAACTGATGACTCCAGAGGTATTACTACCAACGGCGACATCATGATCAGCACCAACGATACCTGAAAGAAATGTAGCTCCGTGATAATGTACGGAAGACTGTTTAACA